TTTCGGGCGACCTTGCCGTCAATGTGACGGCAGGTTCAAGCGGACATACGAACTCACCTCATATTGCAGGCGAGGTGACGCGGCATCCGCATGTCTTTCATCCGCCTCGACTTTTCTCCGTTTTTGATGATGACGACCTCTGCCAGTTGGGAGGGCGGTTGGGAAGATTTGTTCGCCTTTCGAGCTTGGCGATAGCGTTCTCGGCGAGCGCCGGATCGCGATGCAGGTAGTGCAGATCGAGGATCGAGCGTACGTCGCGCAAACTGTGTCCGGTGATGCTCGCAATCTCTGCCTCGGTACATCCTGCGAGTGCGAGCCGCGTCACCGCAGTACCGCGCAAATCATTGAAGGTTAGGCCGGTGATGCCGGCGCGCTTGCAGGCGCGCGTCCACGCCGATGCAAATGCCTCCGACGTCCACGGCTGCCCTGCATGAGGGTTGGTGAGGATCATCGTCGAGCGTTTTGGCGTGACGTCGAGCATCGCCTTCAATGACACACCGACCGGGATGACGACGCGCGCGCCAGTCTTCGATTGCCGCAGCCGGATGTGCGTGCCGTCGTAAGCCGACCACGGCAGGCGCAAGAGGTCGCGTTGTCGCTGTCCAGTCCACAGCGCCAGCAGCAGCGGTAAATGTAGATGCAATGGTGCGTGCCGAAGGAAGGCGGCCTCGTCATCGGCGGTCCAGACTTTGTCGCGCCGCGTTACACGATGTAGGCGACCACCACGGACACAGGGATTGGCCAGCGCGAGCCCGCGATCTGTACCCCACGACAATACTCGCGCGAGCACGGCCCAACAATAATCGGCAACGCGACGGCCGCTACCGGCAGCCACGCGGTCGCGCCACGCGAGGAAGATCCCACGCGTGCGTCGGTCGGTCAGCCCGGCCAAAGGAAAATCGCCGAACTCTTGTTCGATGCGCTTGATGTGCCAGACGTAGCCCTTGCGTGTGATCTCGGCGAGGCCAAGAAATTCGGCACTTGCTTGATAGGCGTGCATCACGGAGAGCAGCGTGCCGCGTGGCAGCGCCACCTTGCGTGCCACTGCCTCGTTATAGCTGTGAACAAATTCCGGCGAGCCGGGCACGCCGGAAAGCGACGGTCCGCCTTTCCAGGCATACCAATAGGTCCGGCGCGTGCCGTTTGCGAGCCGCTTGGTAATCGAGTTGATACCCTTAAGTCTGATGCGCATCTTTCTTCTTCAACCAGCTGTCGAGATCATTGCCAGGTTCATCCGGCTTGCCGACGAAGACGCGCAGGGCGCCAGTGACGGGATCGACCTCGAAGCTGCGCACGGTGAGTCCGGCGTCGGCGGCACCCTTGAGCAAGCGTGAGGTTTCACTGCGCTTGTAGCGCGAGGCACCGCGCGTGCGTTGCTTAGACGGTTGTACGGGATTGCGGGACTTGGCCATGTGTCTCCCTTCCGGCATCGGGGGGAGACATTTTTGACAGTTGTCAAACACGGGGGTCCCAGCAAAAATATAGCGCGTTTGATCAATTTTAGTCAAGCCAAGCCGAGAAAGTCCATAAAATCAAATTTGGGCCGCCAAAAAAGACAACAGAAAACCGATGGAGATCGCCCTGTGCGGCGATGCTCAGAGACCTCGCCTGATTTTTGGGAATAAGAGCAAGTTTTGGCGCAATCGATGACGGATCGGGAATATCGTCTTCGTCTTCGGTCATGACCGAAGACATCCGCACGTCTTGGCATTTATCTCCACATGGTAGCATCACATCGGATAATTTCTAATTAAGAGTTTCGCGAATGACCGCGTGCAAAACTCGAATCACTTCCTCGACCGCGATCTGGGCAATCGCAGGGGCAACGTCGGCCGTCCGGAGCGCCGCAACACCCTGTTCCCGAGCGATAACATCGAAGTCCCAGGTCGGGACCAAGAACTGCCGGAGCCGATACACCTGCCAAACGGAATCGCCGATCTGCTCCTTGGTCCTCGGGATCAGCCCACCATCCCTGTGCTCGTCCAGAGCCTGCAGAATCACGCTGGCCGCGGCGGCTACGCACTCGCCAACGTGATGTTCGATCCAGGGCGTGAGCTTCGCAGTGGATGTGGCGGGGGATCGAGATCTCTCGGGCGCGACAACGGGGGGTACGGAAATCGGATCCACGGGGTGCTCGTTTCAAGCAACTGGGGAAGAGCAGACAAGCTCGCCGGCGAGCTTAACCGAAGTCGCCTTAGATTGGGTAGGGGCCGGAATGAGAACGCGCACAGGTAACTAGCGCACCATGTAGGCCATGGCGCGATGACGCTCGCAATAGGGCCTTTCGGCGACTGGATTGCCGCAGAAGTGAAAATCCGGACGCTTGGGGTCGCCATCCGGCCAACGGCAAGCTTCCGGGGCGAGTGCGCAGACCTTTTCAGCGGTGGTCAAGTCTGGGTTAGCGAGGGCGGCTGTCTGTTCCGGCGCCGGCTCGACGAGGAGGGGAACGGGCGGTTCAAGTTCGGCGCGGCCGTTTGTCCGAGCGGGGGCAGAGACGGCGGCCTCCTCGACCTCGGCGATCGTAACCGCCCCGGTGGCCAGCAGGCGAAGCACGATGCCGACACCACGCGGGACGCGGCGATCGCCATGCTGCCAGCGCCGGACGCTCCTAGGGCCCACGCCGAACAGCTGAGCAACACGGCATTGCGCGAGGCCGAGCACGCCAAACATCTTGTGAAATTCTGTTGTGGCTAGGTCGCGCGCTTCTGTGTGAAGAGCCATACTGCGCCCGAGATACAATCAAGATGCCCCCGGCGCGGGTTTGACGCGCCGAGGGGCTGACCATCGCTCAACGGGAATGCAGCCCGTGACCAAGGCCGAAACCAGAATAGCACAAATTCACCTCAACGCGCGGGGCTCACTGACCCGCGAGCCGGAGAAATCGCCGCCGCCATCCGAGCCGGTGCCTACCCCTGCGGCGTGGTCGCTGGCTCAAATACTTGCGTGGATTATCTCGAGGGGCAGTACAAACGTGTTGGCCCCTGAGATGCTTCCTAAACGTGAATGGGCCGAGAAAGAGCTGACCAAAAAGCTGACCAAAGAGCTGAACAAAATGTTGGCCAGGTCCGTGGAGATTGAACGTGCTGCACTGGAGGGGCGAACACCTCCCTCGCTGTGTGACGATGACAGCGTATTTTGTATTTCGGGGTTCCGCTCCGGAGCGTTGGCCCACCTACTCAGAATTGGATATTTGACCCAAGAAGACATCCAATGGGACGACATCAGCGGCAGTCCAGAGGGGATCAAATGGTTATGGCCCGCCTTCGAAGCAGAGGCAGCGCCCGCTCCTGCGGCAGATGCCGCACCGAAGCCGATCGAGCCAGCAACTACTGAGCCGGCCCCCGCGGAGCCGCCAGCCGGCTTGCCGGCAAGAGGCGGCGAGCCGTCACCCGCTCAATGCGCGTTCGAGGTCCAGTCGGAAACGCCGCCACCTGCAACTCAACCAAACAAGCAGACGGTCGCCAATTTGGCGCCTGGCAACTCTAAGCTTGCCGCGGCCAAAAAACAGATGAAGCGGCAGGTCAAGAAACAGGTGGCCAAGAAACAAGTGAAGCGGCAGGCCAAGAAACAGGCGACGCGACGAGGCCCCGACCGATACAGCAAGAGCGACCGCGCACTATTCCGAGCCATAACCGAACTCATAAAAAAAGAGCAGCTCAGTGCGCAAGAGGCTGCTCAGCGATTAAGCGATCTCGGTAAAATTGAGGGACGAGGCAGCGCCAACAGCCGAAAGCTTCGCCTCGCCAGGAGATATCGCGAAGAAGTCCAAAAACGCTAACTTCCTCGCGCTTCCTCACAAACTTCCTCCAGCTTCTACAAAATTCCTCGCAAACTCCCTCGTCGAGTCCAACAAATACCCCCGCGGCGCCAAGGCGGCCAACCTTGGTCAAATTATGCGGGGTGTAGGTCATGTCCTTTGCAGTTCGGTCCGAACTCGACGATCTCCGCGAGCGCGTGAAGAAACTCGAGGAGGCCGCCCGCCGCACCAGGCGCGGGCGCACCAATCAGCGCGGCGCGGCTCAGTATCTCGGGAAATCTCGCGAGTGGCTGCGACAGCTTCACCTGCGCGGTGAAGGTCCGCACCGCAATCCTGATGGCAGCTACAGCTTCGACGATCTCGACAGCTTTTCCGAGAAAGGGGGCCGTCTAATCAATAAACGCTGAGCTGGGCCGGCGTACCGCAAATGCCTTTCCCAACGCTGGAGATCCTGCCGTGAACAACGTCCTCACCGATCGTATCCTGGTCGATTTGATCCAACAGCTCGATGCTGTCCGCGATCTCCACGAGCAGGCGGATACCGCCGATGCGCTTCAGCGCGTGCAGATTCTCGTCGACGATGCGCTGCGTCAAGCGACCAACTTTCTGTTTGAGTTGCGCCGTAAGCAGCTAGGAATTTAACCATGTCGAGTCAGCCCCCCGCGCCCCCAAGTGATGAAGTGCTGGCACCGATTCCGCGCCTAGTCCGCGTCATGAGCGGCGGCGCCTGTGCCGGATTTCTCATGAATCTCGGCGTGCGCGGGGTCGAAGCGTTCGACAAAGACGAAAAATCCCTTGGTGTTTTCCCCGACGTAATTAGCGCCGCGACTGCTGTCGAGAAATCCGCAGCACCGGACGCAGCGGGAGACTGGTCATGACAAAAGTGCTCGGCGTTGACCCCGGCATCAACGGCGGATTGGCCGTCGTCGAGATTACTGACGGGGCCGCCCCCGTACTGGTGGAATGCGTCGATATTCCTGTCGTTGGCACCGGCGCCAAAGAACGTGTCGACGTCGCCGCCATCCGTAACTTCATCGATCGGCACAAACCAATCCGCGCTTTGATTGAACGCAGCCAGGCGATGCCGAAACAAGGCGCGTCGTCGGGTTTCAAATACGGGCGCGCAGTCGGCGCAATCGAAGCAGCAATCACACTGTGCTCGATCCCGATGGAGATCATCGAGCCGTCCGCGTGGAAACGATTCTGGAAACTCCCCGGCAAAGACAAAGAGAGCGGGCGACAAAAGGCGTTGCAATTGTTTCCGGCTGCCCACGCCGCGCTCGCGCGTAAAAAAGACCATGGCCAGGCTGAGGCATCGTTGATCGCATTATTCGGGGTGCAGCAATGACGCTCGCCAGCATTTACGAAACTGCTACTACCTCGCCACTGCCGCCACCACTGCCAGTCGAGAATCGCGGCATCGCCAGCGTGAGGCGGGCGCTGAAACCTGCCGAGCTATTTAAAGCGTCCCCCTATGCGCGCGGGATGTTTGCTCATATTGCGAAGCATTCATCATCCCGCCCACCGACGAGCATTTTGAAGAGTTGCGGCTGGTCTTTGACGCGGAAGGCAACGGCCTGCTCAAAACCATCACCAAGTTTCACTGCCTCGTAATCAGCGCAGTCGATAGCGATCGCGTGTACGAGTACGGCCCCGAGCAGATTGCCGAGGCGCTCGCACACTTGTCCCGCGCCGACGAACTGATTGGTCACAACATCCAGGCCTACGACCTGCCGGCACTGTTCACGCTGTACGATTGGGCACCGCCGCCCGAGTGCCGGATCATCGATACGCTGATCGCCGGGCGGTTGATCCTGCCGAACCTCGATCGCCTCGACGGCGAGGTCGCGCAGCGGACGAAGGACGCGGCTTTCGTCAAGGTCTTCGGAAAGTACAGCCTCGAGGCCTGGGGCGTCCGTCTCGGTCTGACGAAGATCGGCGCCGAGCTCGAGAACTGGACCGAATGGACGCCGGAAATTCAGGCCCGCTGTGCCGGCGACGTTGCCATCAATAAGGCGCTCTGGCGATTCCTGCGACCGGACGGTTATCCGCAAGCGGCGCTCGAGCTCGAGCACACCGTCGCCGCCATCTGCGATCGGATTGTTAGTGACGGCGTGCCGTTTGATGTCGGCGCAGCCGAGCAACTGCGTATGGATTGGGAGACTAAGCGGGCCGCGCTTGCGGCGCCGCTCCGCGAGCAGTTTCCGGCGGTCAAGAACATCAACTCGCGGCCGCAACTTGGCGCCTTGCTCGAGTCGCGCGGCTGGGTGCCGGCGAAGCGGACGCCCAAGACCAAGAAGCCGGTCGTCGACGACGAGCTCTTGGAATCGTTGCCCGCGACCTATCCTGAGTTCGCCGGGTTGGCAGAATACTTTGTCATCGGGCGCCGGCTCGGACAGCTGGCAACCGGCAAGCAGGCGTGGATCGATGCCGTCGGACCGGACGGCCGCATTCACGGCGGGCTCGTTCATATTGGCACTCCGCACAGCCGCGCCAAGCACCTCGGGCCTAACCTGGCACAGGTGCCGAACCACAAGAGGGGAGGAGTTTTCGCCGTCGAATGTCGCCGGCTATTTCGTCATCCGGGTGACTGGGTGTTCGTCACCTGCGACCAGGGCAATCTACAGGATAGAGGTTTTGCGCATTACCTTGCCGCATTTGACGGCGGCACCTATGCGCGAACGTTCACCGAGGGCGTCGACCAGCATTGGATAACGGCGCTCGCGCTCGAGCTCGTTGCGCAAGGGACGACGCGCGACAAGACGAACGAAGCTCACAATGCGATCCGAGAAAAAGGGGGAAAGCGATTCCGTTATGCGTTCTTGTTCGGCGCCGGCGGTTTAAAACTTGGGCAGATCGTCGCCGACACGCTGCGGGCGGTGTTTGCTATCGACGCCGACGCCGGAAGCGCGCTCGGCGCAAAGTTCTGGGCCGACAAACATCCAAGCGAGGATGTCTTAAAGCAAACCGGCAAGCGCGCACTCAATAGGTTTGTTAACGCGACGCCCGGTTTGCGTCAGCTGCGCGCGAGCCTCATTCGCGCGCACCGGGGGCGCGGCTGGCTCGAGGGGCTCGACGGCCAGCGCGTTCCGACCGAGGCCGATTACAAGTCGCTCAACCGCATCGTCACCTCGAGCGAAGCCATCATCTGTAAGCGCTGGTTGGTCGACGTCTACGGCGAGCTCTGTGCCCGCTTTCGGTACGGCCCCGACGGCGACGCCTATCTCGCGCTGTGGATCCACGACGAGCTCGCGGTCTGTTGCCGGCTGACCATCGCCGAGCAGGTTGGCGAGATCCTCGTCCGCCATGCCCGCAAAGCCGGCGAGCCCTACGGCTTCCGCCTGCCGCTCGAGGCCGAGTTCAAAATCGGCCGCGATTGGGCAGGCACCCCCTTGGAGGATTGAAATGCAGATCATACGCACGACCGCGAAGCTGTCGCCGATCATTGTCCTGCATGGACAGCCGGGCATCGGCAAGACGACGCTGGCACAGAATTTTCCCGCGCCGGTTTTCATTCAGACCGAAGACGGCTGTCCGAGCGGATTAGAGATCGACACCTTTGGGCTGCTCGACAGTTACGCCGGCGTAATCAACGCTATCAAAGATCTCGGTAACGCGCCGCATGCTTATGGGACCGTGGTCCTCGACAGCCTCGACAAGTTCGAGCCGCTGGTGTTGGCGGCGATATGTGCTGATCGCGGTTTCACTTCGATTGAGAGCCCGGGATTCGGCAAGGGCTGGGTCATGGCAGATCAGTGGTGGCTCGACTTTTTGCGCGGCATCGACTGGCTGCGGCGCGTCCGCAACATGATCGTCGTCCTGATCGCGCACTCCGAGATCGCTACTATCAACGATCCGCGCGTCACCAGCTATACCAGTTATCAGCTGCGACTGCACAAGCGCGCCCGCGCGCTGGTCGAGGACAGTGCGGACTTGGTCGCATTTTTAGCGACCGACGTGGTGGTCAAGACTGAGCAGAGCGGCTTCAGCAAAACCCGTGCTCGTGCTGACGGCGGTTCGACGCGTTGGCTGCACACCGAGGGGCGCCCGGCATTCGTCGCCAAGAACCGGTTCAACATGCCCGAGCGCATTCTCATCCCCCGGCATTTCGATTTCGCATCGACGCTGGGCAAGTTCTTCCCGCAGCCGCAGGCGGGCGAGGTTATCGCTGCGGCACCCAAACAGATGGAGGACATCAATGAATAATGAGTTCGAGTTGCCCGAAGTCTTCGACCCTTCGCAGTACGAGGGCACCACGGATCTTGTGCCGATCCCGCCTGGTTGGCAGTCGGCGCAGATCGTTGAGGCTAGTTGCAAAGAGGCGCTGAATAATTCGAGCAGCACCTACGTACTTGCAGTATTCGAGATTATCGAGGGCGAACACAAAGGAAGGAAAATCTTCCAAAATGTGACGCTCACCAATCAGAACCAACAAGCGGTCGAGATTGGCCAGCGGCTGCCGACGGACATTTGCAACGCGCTCGAGATCGGGCCCCTCAAGAACCTCGAGGTGTTGCAGTACAAGCCGCTGAAAGTGCGTGTTGGCATCAAGCGGGACAAGGATGGAGTCTATCCCGACCGAAACCAGATCACCCAGGTTCGGCCATACGACTTCGTGCCAAAGCGTGGTGGCGACCCAACATCGGTGACAGCTCCATTGCCACAACCTGTCGGTTCTGGCTCGGCAACAACTTCGCCTCCTTCGGTCTCAAGACCGGCCCCGGCGACGCCGGGCGGCAGCGCGCCATGGCGGCAGCAACAGTGATCACAACACGGACGGTCGTCGAGCTGCGACGGCGACTGTCCGTTTTTCTGGGGTGTTCAATGTTGTTCTTGCGCCGCTATCAAGAAGAAGCACTGCAAGAGCTGTTCATCTATTGGAAGAATGGCGGCGGTAATCCGCTTATTGAAATGGCGACCGGCCTAGGAAAGTCGGTGGTCATTGCGTTTTTGGTCAAGCAATTGCTGGCCGATCATCCAGAAATGCGGGTGCTGATCACGGCACCTAATCGCGAGCTGATCGATCAGGATATCAAAGAGCTTTTACTAATCTGGCCCGAGGCGCCGATCGGCATCAACTGTGAAGGAACGGGCTCGCGCGATACCGACGCGCAGATCCTGTTCGCCCTGGTTAACTCGATCTATCGCCGGCCAAAGGATATTGGCCCGCGTGATCTCGTCATCATCGACGAGGCGCATTTCATTCCCCATCACGAGCAAGGCATGTACCGCACGACCATCGAGGCGCTGCGCGAGCTCGTGCCCGACCTGCGGGTCGTCGGGTTGACCGCGACGCCGTATCGCTTCGACAGCGGCCATCTGTGCGAGGGCGAGGGCCGCATCTTTGATAGCATCGTCTACGAGTACGGTATCGCCGAAGCTATTCGCGACGGCTGGCTATCGCCGCTGTCATCGAAGGCGACCCATTCAACCATCGATGTTTCCGGCGTCGGCAAGCGCGGCGGCGAATTCATTGCCGACCAACTCGAAGCTGCGGCCATTCAAGGCGATATTGTCGTACGCGCCTGCAACGAGATCGCCGGCTACAAGGGCTCTCGTCGGGCGTGGCTGGTGTACTGTGTCGGAATCAAGCACGCCGAGATGGTACGTGACGAACTTCGCGCTCGCGGCGTCGATTGCGAGATGGTGCTGGGCGAGACACCAACCGAGGAGCGTGATCGCATTATTGAGGATTTCCGCCTTGGTAAGCTAACCGCGCTGGTGTCGGTCATGGTGCTCTCCTACGGCTTCAACGTTCCGCATGTCGACTTGATCGCAATGTTGCGTCCGACCTGCTCAACCGGACTTTACGAATCCGAGTGCTTGATTTTAGATTTTGCTGAAAATGTTTGGCGCCACGGCCCGGTCGATGCTGTTGAAGTCCAAATCGACGACCGCGAAAGAACAAAGGCACCGGTCAAGACCTGCCCGTCATGCCGCGAGATCGTAATGCTCGCGGTCAAGGAATGCCCGTGCTGCGGGCACGTGTTTCCAGGTCGCGATATTTCGCACAAACCGATTGCCGACACGGTTGAAATCCTTGCCAGTCAGCGCAAGCGCTCCGACTGGCTCGAGGTTGAGGATGTTCATTGCGCCTACCACGCCAAAGCCCCGCCTTCGTTGCGCGTGAGCTATCAATGCGGTTTCGAAAGGTATCGCAAATGGGTCTATCTCGAACATCAGGGCTGGGCGCGCATCTTCGCCGAGAAATGGTGGCGACAGATGACCGGTGGCGAGCAGCCGCCGCGCACCGTTGATGAGGCGCTCCAGCGACAAGATGAATTGCTGACGGTGACGCACATTCAAGTCGCACCAGCAGGCAAGTACTGGGAAATCACCGCCTATCGCGTCGAGCTCGAAGATGGCGAGACGCGCGAGTTCGATCGCAACATGAACCGCATGAACGTGCCGCCGCCGCCTCCACCACCAATCAATGACGAGATCCGATTCTGACGGGGATCATGCCGTAGCCAGGAGGTTTTTTGCCACGCCATTCTAATTCTAGGGAAGGACGATGGGAGTTTACGGCGAGAATTCGGGACCGTTAATCAAGCGCGGCTATGGCGCCGTACCGATCATCGCCGGCACCAAAGCGCCCGGCTTTTACTGTGCGGGCATATGGGTGCCGCTGCTCGGCTGGCAGAAGCGTTATCTGGGACGCTCACCTAGCGCTGAAGATCTTGCCGCCTGGAGCAAGGGCGACGCCGGCATCGGCGTCGTCGGCGGACGCGCCTCGCATGGCCTAGTCGGTGTGGACATCGATACCGACGACCCTGGGATCAAAGTAGCGATCACCGCGGTGCTGCCGGAGACGCCGGTTAAGAAGATCGGACAGAAGGGTGAGACGCGGTTTTACTACGGGCCCGATATTACTGCCTCGCGTTCCTGGAACATTGGCGGCAGGCGCGTATGCGATATCATCGCCGACGGCAGACAGACTGTGCTGCCCCCAACCATCCACGAGAAAACCGGGCTGCCCTATCGTTGGGTAGGCCCGCCACTCGACGCCTTCGACCCCAAAGATCTGCCGCTCCTACCGGCGGACGCGATAGCCAAGATTGATGCCGTCCTCGCCCCGCTCGGCTGGAAACCAGAGCCCACTAAAGCAGGTAATGGCGGCGCCGCCTTGTTTGATATGGATGGCGAGCTCACTCCGCACCGGCAGCTAAATGAATTCGCGCTCGCGCATCTTGATCGCTGGATCCCCAAGCTCGGACTCTACAAGTGCCTGCGACGATCCGATGGCGCCGGCTATGCCGCGGTTGCGCACTGGCGCGAATCATCAACCGGCCGAGGGCTCGAGCTACGTAAGCGCAATCTTTCCATCCATCCGACTGGCATTAAAGATTTTGGTGACGGCCGCAACGGCGGCAGCGGCTTTACTTACACGGCACTCGACCTCGTGATGGCGGCCAACGACTGCGACCTCGACACCGCGTTCAAGTTTCTGAGCGATCATACCGGCTGGGCGAGTGAGCGGGTCATCCTAGTCGATGCGGCGACCGTACTGGGGCCGGCGCCGACGGCGGCGGTCGAAACGCCGACTGAGGAGCAGCCTGAGGAGCCGGCCAAGGCGTTCGAGGAGCAGGCGCCAATCGCCGAGGCGCCGGTACCCGCCGAGGCGAAGACCGAGGCGCCCGCGCCGGCGGACGAGCTCGATCCTTACACGCGTGACGTCCCAGGTGTCGTGGGCGAGGTGATCGAGTGGATCCTGGCGACCGCGCGCCGCCCTAACCGCGTGCTCGCCTTAGCGGCTGCAATTCCGCTGGTCGGAACCTTAATCGGTCGCCGCGTCGCCGGGCCAACCATGTCGGCGACCCACCTGTACGCAATCGCGGTGGCGCCGACGGGCGCGGGCAAGCAGCACCCAATTAACTGCATCAGCGAACTGCTAATCGCCGCCGGCGCGTCCAATCATATCGGACCTAACCGTTTCATGTCGGGGTCGGCGCTCTGCAGCTTCGTCATGCGCAAGCCGCTGTCGCTTTGCTGTAGCGATGAAATCGGCAACTTTCTCGCCAAGGTCACCGCCAAGGGCGCCTCCGGGCACGAACGCGAGATTACCAGCGTCTTGCGCAACTTGTGGAGTGCCTCGTTCATGATGGCGCAGATGCCAGAATGGGCTACGCGCGAAGCGCGTAATATACATACTCCCGCGCTGAGTTTCTTCGGCACGAGCACGCCGGACGAACTGTTTCAGGCGCTGCAAGGCGAGTCGGTCGCTAACGGGACGCTCAACCGGTTTCTGGTATTGAACTCGCAGTTACGATCCAGAGACGCGACCCCGCAGTTGGTAACCAAACCGGTGCCGCCGATATTGGTAGAGCACTGCCATGCGCTCTATCGCTGGTACGGTACCGAAACCGAGGAAGCTAGCATCAATTTGCCAATCGAGCAGGAGTTTACCCAGCTTCCTTGGGCGAATAAGACGGCTGAAAATGAATATCTCGACTTCGGCCGCATGATCGATGATCGCATCGATCAGAATCCGTCGTGGCGACCGTTCCTTGCCCGTACTGTCGAGACCGCCATCCGCCTCGCTACAATCCGCGCCGCCGGCATCGGATACCAATCCGCCACAATCAACGTGGCCGACGTCTATTGGGGCGCGGGCATCGCGCTGAAAGCAGGAGAACGCCTCTATGCAAGTATGCAGGATACCGTGCCAGTAACCGATCGTAACCAACTGATCGACCGCATTTTCGCTTACATCCGTGCAAAGCCTCGAGAAAAGCTCAATATCCGCGATGTCTATAAAGGTCTCTGGCGACACGCCAGGTCATCCAAAGAAATTAAAGAAATCGTCGTCGATATGATTGGCGCCGACCAGCTGTGCCAGGAACCGGATGGGACTTTGATCATCGTGGAACCATAAGTGCCGCAGAATTTCCGTCGGAGTTTTTATTTCGCCCAAAACGACTGGATGTCTCCGACCCTTTTACGCGGACCAGGCCGCGCTAGCCTCTCAATGCGTACCGGTGACGGATAGTCACCGGAGACGTCCTTGTGTGCCTCCCAGGGCCGGGCAGGCCGGGCATGCCCGAGCATCTCGGGGTGTCCGGGATGCCGGGAGGGGTGGCTGGCGGTGTCTACATTCGTGGCCATGTCCACGGCATCACGTGGACATCAACTTATGCTTATTCTATATATATTTTCTCTCTCTCTCTCTCTCTCTCTCTCTCTCTCTCTTTCTATCCTGTCCACGTTAAGGGGGGTGGAAAAGAGAAAAAGATTTTTGAATTTGAGTCTATATAGACGAAAAAAAGCGTGTACATGTGGCCAAATTCATAAGTGCCCGTTCTATATAGGTTTTTCGTGTCCACAGTGGATACGCAGTTAAAAGTGTCCACGCGTGGACAAACGTCGCTACCGCCGTCGCCGCCTACTGTCGATGAACCGGTGTTTGCGGCCTGGCGTACGCCTGCCGGCCGCTGGTCGATTGTCACGCCGTGCCGCCAGGACGGATCGGCGTGCACAGGATCGTTGTGCTCGAGGAGCCTGCTGCTGGCGGGTCGAAGGTCATCAAGTTGAAGGAGCGCGCCAGGATTGATCAGCGGGTTTAGGGGTCGCCCTGGCCAATACTGCGGCAAAAAATAATCCCCTGGGGATTTTCCGGTTTCAGATTTAATTCCTGAGAAATTCCTGAATATATTTGGCTATGGCGGCTTCGGTCCGGCAGCTACGGAAAATTCGCGCGCTGTTGGATCGTACTGGTGCGCCCAAAAGCAGTGACCCACGTCAGGATCGTCGAGCTAGAAAATATTGTGCGTGTCAGGCGGAGAGGAGACAGCGGAATATTTTATTCGGTCGGGAAGGCTCCAAAAATATTCCGCCCGGGATTTTTCGGGTAAGGACCGCTAACCAAATGGGATATTCGGGGTGGCCTCCAAAAAGTGACTTTGTGAGGAAATTTCCGAATGTGGGGCTACTGTGCTGTGGTCAATTTTGGGTGGACGACTGGCCTGCGGGTGATATCCCAGTGTCTCATATCCTTCCGCGGCATTTTCTTTGGTGTGAGCCAGCCTTGCCTTTCTAAAATTGAGGCCAGCTTGAGCGTCTCCTCTGCATTTTTTCTGGGTTTGGGCCCGTAGGTCATCATTTCTGGCACGCTGATGGATGGGCGGGGCCAGCGGAGGAGGAAGTCGAGCATTCGTTGGGCGTGGTCGGGTTGGTTAGTCTTCTCTTTGACCGGAGATGGCCGGTGCTTCGCCAGTTTTTCGAAGATGGTTGGCACGGTGGGGGCTTCCTAATGTTTGCCGGGGAACAATCTCACGTTTTCCACGATTCGTTTTCCTTCTTGAGCATTGGAAGCTCTGGTTGTTTTGGCTTGTTCTTCGAACCCCGCGGTCTGCCCCGGCCGCGCTTGACCGGTGGGATTGCTTCTTGCTGGTCGATTATCGGGGGACGCGCTTGTGGTGTGGCGTCGATGACTTCGCCGCCGTGGGGGTTGGGCTGGATCGACTTGTCAAACTCGAGCACCTCGCCTCCACCGGCGGTCAAATCGATTCTGATGATGACCCTATCCTGCTCTGTTGCGACTTGCGGGGCGAAACCAGCGAGGTCGTCCAAAGTTTTGGCTGCATCTATTCGATGTTTGGGACTTGCACGTTCATGCTGAGGATCTTGTCGAGCACCGCGGGCGCCTTTGTAACGTGTAGTTGCGCTAGCTCACGCTTGGTTGCCCCTGAGCGTATCCGTCGCGTTCGCTCGAGCTCAACACGTTCAACGAAAGCGTCCTCGGTGCCGAGCGCATACCAGACGAGATCGTCGGCGATGTGCCATTTCTGGCGCACTTGTTTCTCGGTTAAAATGCCGTCTGCGAATCGGCAGAGATCTTCGACGAGTGTTTCATCCTTTAGAAGAGAGGGTAGGAGATTTGGGTCGAAGCTCACGATGTGTCTCGCGTTGGCGGACTGCTTTTAGAATCTCGGGCGATTCTAGCATTTTGACCGGAAAGTTGTAGTCTCGCCGTCCATCATGCTGTTCGTTCCCTATGCTCCCGGCGATGAGATTGTCGGCGACTGGCGCCGCGAGGAGCTGCTGAAGATGGATGCTTGCTTCGTTTCTGCTGTGACCGCTGCGTTTGAAGCGGGGCGCGAATCACCTGCTGCGGCCCGTGCAACCGTTCGGGTCGGCAGGTCTGCTGCGGTGGTGGAGGAGGCAGCTATACAGGCGGCCTGGAATTTGCTGTGGCAGAAGGACGGTGAGATGTCGTTCGCGGAGATCGTGGTCGCGGTGCAGGCTTGCTGTCCGAATGTTACAGCGGCCCGAATTCGTGCCGGGTTCGAGCGGCGGTTTAAGGTGCGGCGATCTGCTCCGACTAGCTCGGTCTAATCCTTCCACCAGCCTTTGAATCGTGTCGGGGCCAGCTCGGTGTAGCGGACCGTGTGCTGGATGTTCTTGTGCCCCAGGTAGGCTTGCAGCGAGCGCGTGTCCCGGCCGGCATTCGCTTGATGGAAGCCGCAAGCGTGTCGGAGCATGTGCGGGTGAACCTTGATTTTGAGCTTGGCGGCCTCGCAAGCTCGGTTGATGAGCTTCTGGAAGTTGCTGACCGTCATCGGCGAGCCGCGCTCGGACAGGAATAGGAAGGGTGACTTGCTCTCGGTTTCCCGGTGCAGGCGACGCAGGGCGCGCAGCTCCCGGCCTGTCAGCGGGTGAGTTGACGGTGTGCCGTGCTTTGCTCGGGTGACCGCCAGCGTTGCGGCCTCAAAGTCCACCTGCGTCCACTGCAGATCACATAGCTCGCTGGCCCGGAGACCGTGGCGGAAGGCGATGAGGATCATCGTCTGATCACGGTGCGGCCAGCGGTTGCCTTTGCACCCCTCGATCAGCCGCTCGACCTCCGATGCGGTGAGGTATTCCCGTGTTCTGACTTCAGCGTTTTTAGGCCGGCGCGGTGTGACTTTCCGTATTTCAGCAATTGGCCATGCGATTTTCAGGGCTGGATTAGGCATTGGTTTCAATGCTCCGTAGCAATGACTTTCGGTTAACGGGTCCAAATACGGAAAGTCTGCAAGCGAGTTTGCAGGCAATGGCACAAGCATTTTGGGACAAAAGAGCCTTGGGTGGCGGACAAAGACATCGGCCGGCGATACCCGGCGGCGGGGGTAAGGGCTGAAGGACGTCGGGTCTAGGTGCCCAGCAGAGCCCGCTGCGGAGGCTGGGGAGAGCTCAAAAGACCAAGAAAGCAGAATCCACGTCGGCAACGGCCCATCCTGCGACGCAGGCTATGATCAAAGCGACGACACAGGCGGCGGCGAACAACTTCTCCTTCTGGCTCATCTGATCCTCCTTGATGAGGACGCCTTCACGACCGGCAACGTGACGGGGACGAACCGCGAGCTCGTCGTAGCCGCCGCTTCCTTGCTATCCCGGGCCTTTACTTCCAGTCTGAGCATAAAGATCTCGGCCAGCATGGGTACCTCCCTGTTCATGTCTGCGCGGGCTCTCCGTAAGTCCGAGCCTATGAACTACACGCGTTGTGTATTGGGGCGATGTCGCTCCCCGTCTTTTTTGTATCGTCTGCATCGCCGGTCGCCATCTAGGCTTGTGGTGCGCCCGCGCGCGCGGCCAGCGGGCATCGCTCGGCACAAGCGATACGCGCGGCCGCAGCAGCCATTACCTCGAAGATACTCATAACCCGTTGGGGGCATGGGAAAATTTCGCGAGGGTGCCGCAAATCGCGGCGGGCTTCGCGCTAGAAAGGTCTGAACGGCATAGGTCCCCGCTCTTTCCCCCGCCCTGCCGCGACCAACCGAGTTTGGCTCACAGGCGGCCACGGCTGAGTCGTGGCGAGGCCTTCTAGCTTGGGTCTGGCCAAGGCCCCTTGGGCCTCGACCCCCTCGAGCCGTGAGATGTTCAGCAGTCGCCGGCGTTTCCTGATTCGAGTTTTTCTTTTTCCGATTTTGTTTCACGCGGCACGTCGCCGCTAACTTATCGAGATCGCGGGAGAATGGGAGGGAGAGCCCGTGGAGCTTAGGATGGCCACCCGGGGGTACCCTTGGACAGGCCGGGGGGCCTCGGGTCATTAAACCCGTGTCAAAAATATATTGGACTTAAAAACTCGCGGGGTGGTGGTGATATTTTTTTGATTCCGATTTGTTGCAGCAGCCGGTAATGCCCATGATTTCGATTCACATTTTTGCATGGGGTAAGAGGCCCCGGACAAGGACGACCGGGGCCAGCCAAACAAGGACTTTACGGAGGGCGCTAATCTAGGGCGTGTACTCATAAATTGTCGTATGTGAAGCACGCTCACTCAGGAAAAGCGCTCCCACGCCGCTTGACGCGAAACACCGAGCGCACTGCCGATG